AGTCCGTGTTGGCGCATGAACTCTGGAGATACTGCTTCTGCGTGTCCTTCTTTTCTTGAGGTGACCAAGTAGTCACCTTCGTTTACTTTACCTGTTACAAGTACAGGCTCTGCTCCCTGAATAAGCGGTGAGGCAATTCCTTCTACAGCAATACCCATTCTCATGTGATCAGCGGCTTCAGTACAGGGTACGTTTTTACCACCTTTCCATACAAGGACTGTACCTGTTGGGTAGTCTCCTACTGATTTCTCACCCTCTGGGTTTTGTAGGTTCTTCTCGTGTTGACCTGCTGAATCGAGGATTTCACAGAATACAATCTGCCAGCGATTGGTGTCTGTACCAAGTAAGTGAAGTCTATCTCTTGACGGATACAAGTTTCCATTTGTATCAACAGTTACACGAATACTCGCATCACTTGTGCTTGCAACGTGGAAGTTACCTGCTTGGTTTGATAAATCATCTGGACACTCATAGATCATGAAGTTAGCCCATCGAACACCTTCACCATATCCAGGATCATTCATTTCTATATGATTGACTTCTCGGATATTGTAGTTGTTCATATCGAGAATGCTATTAGCACTCTTACGCATGAATACGCTACTGTCTAAGCCATCAAGTAGGTTAGCATTACCGCCATCAGCAGATGTGATATAACCTGCACCGTTTGTTAATTGGTTATTATTTGTAGGAATAGCATCGAATACCTCGGTATCAATTCTTTCATTTATACTTTGCTCAACTGAAGCAAGTTCTGAATCGGTAGCGTATCCGGAAGGTACACTTGTTAAATAACCTGCAGATGCGTGATTACCCCATCCGTAAGCCGTGTTCCAATTAGAAACATTGGTAGAGTTAAACTCATCACTTGTCCAAATTTGTCTCCATCCAGGAGCATAACTGCTACCTTGATCATTGTAAACATATATAGAACGGCCACCGGTTCCTGTTGTTGGTCTTGTTAACCTAATGTGTTTGTATGTTCCTCCGAAACACTCAATCAAACACCCTGCTAATTCAACTGATTCAAAACCTACATCAAGGTTACTGTTCCCTGCATAACTCCATCCAACTTTATAGGCTCTGTAATTATCTTGGAAAGCAGCGTGTTCAGTCATTAGTTCGGCTATGAATGAAGCCGTTGTCGCAGAGTCGTTAAGTGTAATGTAACTAAAGGTAGCATAGTTCCCTGCGTTTTGCTTTGAGTTTATTGCATCAAACACCTCTGTGTTAATACGCTCATCAATTGCACCAATATTATTTGCTACAGTCGTGCTAAAGTTAGCATCGTCTCCTAATGCAGCAGCGAGTTCATTAAGAGTGTTTAGTGCAGCAGGGGCTGAAGACACAAGGTTTGATACGGATGTGTCTACATAGGAAGTTGTTGCGTATCCTGCACCATTAGTTAACTGATTGTTATTGGTAGGGATAGCATTTCCTAAGTCACCTAAAGCAGGGAATACTTCATCGTCAATACGAGAGTTTACAGCACCTGCTTGCCCAGCCTCGTCATTAGTTACGGTAATTGTTGTTCCGCTTGCAGAAGTAGTTATACCACTACCACCTGCTATCGTGAGTACGGCAGTACCCCCTGTGTCTTGAACGTAAGACCCTGCGTCATCTACAAGTCTTACAGTTGTTATATCTCCACCTGTACCTGTTGCTACGGCAGTAACTCTACCTTTAGCATCTACGGTAATTGTGTCTATTTTTACTTGATTGGATGTAGATCCATAAGTTCCTGCACCAATTCCTGCATCTGGTAAATCTGTAATATATCCAGCACCATTGGTTAACTGATTATTATTAGTGGGGATATTACCATCTACAGTTGCAATTGCATCAAATACTTCTGTGTCTATACGCTCATTTACTGCGGCAGCAGAACCAAGTGCATCGTATAGTGTATCGTGGTTATGTGAGGGAAGTGAGGTTAGGTATCCGGCAGAAGCATGGTTGCCCCATCCGTATGCTGTATTCCAATTGGATATGTTTGTTGAGGTAAAGTCAAAAGAGTTCCACAATTTATACCAATCGTGCTGTACGTCTGTTCCTTGTCTTAACCTAAACCAAGCACCTGCGTTTGGCGTATCTCCAAAAAACAATTGCGCTCTTCTTCCTCCAGATGCGTGGTTGATAAAGGTTGCTACAATATTATGATTCGCATAAGGCGCACCTGTATAACTTGTTAGCCCTACAACCCTATCGTCTTCTATTGCATCTACCTCTGTGAAACTACCTAATGTAACTCCAGTTCTAAGATACCTTCCGTCATGATTATGAGAAGGAAGGCTTTGTAAATACCTCGCATCGCCTTCAGTTTGAGTTAAATACTCGGCAGGTACGCTTGTAAGATAATTACCAATTGGCTGGAAAGAAGTCTCTGCGGTTTCTAATGTTAGATAATCACCTGCAGGTTGGTATGTTCCGCTAAGGTTTGGAATACGATCAGCGGATAATGTTCCGCTTGTAATCTTAGATGCGTCTAAATTAGGTACATCAGATGCTGCGATGTTCATTGAACCATCTACATCTATACCATTGAGAAACTTAACAGCCATAAATATTTTTTGATTAACAAAAGGGGAGGGATTAACCCTCCCCCTCTATAAAGAATTTACAAATTATTAGGCACGGAAACCGCTGAATGATACAAAATATGAACCTGTAGGAAGGAATACCTTGATAGAAGCAGTATCCATATCGATAATAACATCTGTAATAACTTGTACAAATGTATTACCAACAATTTCCTTAACCACAACCTCAATTGATTCTGGTACAAAAGATCCAAAAATCTGACCACCAAATAATTCGTAAGCACCTGTACCTTCTACTTGCTCTACAATTCGATTGTATTCGTTTGTCAATGTTGCACTACCACTTGTAGCACCACCACCAAGACCGTCTCCTGCAACAACAGCAGTAATATCACCTGCTGCGTATTCGTTTCCTGTAGGAACATTATGGTAGTTAGTACCATCGTTAGTAAACGACCAACGACCTGCACTTTCGTCCCACTTCAAAGCAGGTACTGCCTCACCGCTACCACGGTTTACTTCGATACCTGCATCTAATGCTGGAGATGTAGCCGTAGAGTTAAGAGTGATAATGTTATCCTCAATTACCAAGTTAGCAGTCTCAAGAGTAGTCGTGTTACCAACTACATTAAGATCACCGTTAACAGTAACTGAACCTGTACCATTACCAAGAACCATTGCCGAGATTTCAGTCAATCGGTCAAATAGGTTTCCTGCGTTTACATCTTCATCGGTAAACAATGCGTTTGCTGGTACATCAGTTAATACTTGAGAGTCATCTACTTTGTTATTCAACTGAGAAGCAAGACCTTGTACATTGCTAATTCCAATAGTCCCTACACTAATTGTACCACTTGCATCTGTGATAGTTTCCCCATCAGCCGTTAAGCCAACACGGATAAAGTCTCCTTCTTCGTTACTTACTTTTACTGCACCTGCTCCGGTGTCGTAAACAATCTGACCTGCAACCCCACCAGTAGGATTAGCAACAGTCTGCAATACCGCATTCTGCAACTCATTCTGCCCAAGGTCTAAGTCAACCAAATATTTAATACTTGCCATTTTTATTTTCTATTTATTAATTAAGATATGCTTTGCCTTTGAAAGCGGATTTAAAGCGTACAATAAGTACGTTATCGTCTAAGTATTCTACCTCACCCATAACAGTTCTATTCATAGAATCTACTATTGTTACTGATGGTTTTTTACGAAGGCCATGTTCTATTAGCCATTCTGGTTCGGATACATTCTGATCGTGGGAGTAACCTGTAAGGCCTACACCTCGTACTCGTACATCCGTAGTAGAGACAGTCATAGGCAACGCATTGCCATTACCATCGCTAAGTTGAACCTCGCCTGTTACCTCGTTACTATCAACGGTCTTGATAAGACCTTTGTAGGTATCCTTTGGTTTATTTCCTGTTAGTGTTGCCATTATATTTCTTCCTCCCAAGTATCGTTAATCATCTCCCACTTCATATCAATAACATTCCAGTATCTGTTGTCAAACTCGTACTTATCGCCAATAAAGTTATTAGCGTTTATTGATATGTTTAATGCTAATATCATCCCAAGTAAGCTAATACAACTCCTTGATAGCAAGAAACACTCGTGAACTTCCCAAATATCTGCATACCTGTAGGCACTACTTGGCCAGCCAAACTATCTCCGACAATTGATTCTGCATTGATATTAGCTTCTTGTATACAAACAATAACACGGTAAGTCTCACCACCTGGCGTTACATCGCCTGGGCCTAGTCTACGAAATCCAAAGTCTCCCATAGAAGATTGGTAATAGTTTCTGTCTTTAGTTATATTATTCTCCATTTATAATTCCCATTTAACATTAATGGTTTCCCATTGTATATTTATAAGTTCCCAATTTACACCCCAACCCGATGATTGTTCAATTAAAACATCTGAGTAAAGTCCAGTTATTCCAATTAAATAATCAACCATTCCTTTGTCATACTGTACTGCATCAGCATTATATGCATTAATATCAGGGAATACATAATCAAGAAAACCTTTATCAGTTTGTGTTGCTTGCGAAAAGTATCCTTTTTTAATTGGTGCGTACATTACGAAATGTCTATTACATTAGAATTATTAACAGCAAATGATGCTATCCAACTGTCAGTAGATAGTGTTACATCAACATAAGAAAGCTCAGATCGTGAAGCACCACTTGTTGCATTATACTGCATGGTAAGTCCATCCATCCAACCGCTAATTGTAGCAGTACCGTTATTATGGTACATGATACAAACGATATCATTTCTTCGAGACATATAATCTACCTTATTCATTTTAACATCTAGCAATGGTAGTCTAATGATAATCTCTGTATTAATAACTCCAAGTCCGTTGTTTACACTTTTAGACTCGTTAAATATTGTAGTACCGTCTTTCTTATTGTGTTCAAATACAACAGCATCTACAAGCTCCGCTTGAGTAACAATTGTTTCATCCGCAGGATCTAGTGCAATGTTTAAGTCTTTTTGAAGACCTAATACTACTTTGTTAATACCCCCTGCATTCTTGTTGCAGTTAAGGTCTATATCCTCTAGAAAAATGCTACAATTAAAACTCATAGTTTAAACATAAAAAAAGGGGAGGGGATTACTCCCTCCCCCTTGTATTAATTTACAAGATTATATTAACCAGCTATTTTAGCCCAGTTAGCAGAATCTAAGTGATAAGCCAAGCTATCCTCGTCACCCGTTAGGGTAAGTTGGTAACGGTTCTTTTCTGCACGACCAGTACCAGAAGTACCGTCAACAGTAGCAGCGTACAAGCCGTAGTCAAAACCAATCATGTGGTAAGTACCAGCAGCAGTCTCAACAAAAGCAACCAATTCAGCACCAGCTTTAGCCATGTCGTTCAAAGCATCACGGTGAGCTGAAGACATCTTAGGAATTTCGATTGCGATAGTAGGAACTGTAGAAACAATACCGTCAGCAGATACAGTCTTAACATCTGTAAATACAGAGAAGCCGTCTTTTAAGTTAAACTCAACTTTAACAGCATCACCATCAGAATACAATGTGTTGTCAGGTGCGCCTGCGCTATTTGCATCTGGAGTTACAGTAACGGCACCACCAGTAACAGATACAAATGGATTTCCACTTCCATCTCCTACAATAAGTTCGTCACGGTTAGCAAGGTATACAGCCTTCAAGCCACCAATACCCAAATCGGTACAGTCAAAGCCTACATCAGCAAGAGTTAAATTACAAGCCATTTTTGTTTTATTTTTTTAAGGTTTAATAAAGGGGAGGCTTCCCTCCCCCTTAACTATTATTGATGTGAGTAAACGATTTCTTCGCCTTTCAAGTAAGAGAAGCCAAGTTTAAATTGACCCCAAATCTTATCAGAAGACAATTCAGCTTCGTACTTCATGTCGATAGCACGAACATCGTTGTAGTCATCAGTCAACATAACCAAGTTCTGTGGAGCAGCCACGAAGAACTCGTCAGCTGGCAAAGAAGCCATGTGAACAACTTCCATACCGAAGTAAGGAGGAATGTTGCCCTCGATAATACCCTGTGGAGTAGTAGTAAACTTCTCAGCAATAGCGACTTGGTAGTGTTGCATAGCAGCTGTTCCTAGGAAGAAAGCTGGTTTGAAATCACGGTCAGCATCTCCGTAGATAGCAGCCAACATTACGTCACTCATTGCAGCGTAAGCACCTTCCATAAAGTCTAGGATGTTCAACGCAGTAATAGGCGCACCAGTGATATAGTCGATAACAGCAGCATCAGCAGTCAATTCTGCGATGATTTCTGTAGAAGCTTGTTGCAAAGCACGTTCAGCAGACAATTTTGCGAAGTAGTCGAATACCCAGTCTTTGAACTCAGCGTCCATAGTTTCTGGATTGTGTTGACCTTTCTTCAACAACAAACCACGGTAAGAAGACTCAAGAGCAGTCTTACAGTTTAGGAAAGCCCACTTGTAAGTATCAACTGTCATTTCTTTTTCAGAAATAGTAGCAGTAGATTGTGGATCAAATTGACAAAGGTCATTGCCCCAAGTCAATTGAGCATCAAAGATAGGCACATTTACTTTTGCTTTAACTCCGTCAATAAGGCGGAAACGGTTTAGAACCGCAGCAGATTTTACCATTGAGTCGATGAACAAGTCTGGTCTACGATCTCCGTATGGCAAATTAGAAATAGATACACTCATTTTATTATGATTTTAAAAAAAGTTCTTTTTAAGTAATTTACAATAATTATTTACGATTGAAGAAATTGTTAATCATCGCAACCTTTTCTGGAGTAATTGCATCGAATACAACAGTCTTATCTTCAACTTGCTCTTCTTGCTCTTCAGCTTTTTGTTCAGCAGCAAATTGTTCTTCAACTTCTGTTTCGTTTACTTCTTCTTCAGTAGCTTCGTAAACTTCCTCTTTCTTTTCTTCAGAAAGGTCTTTAGCTTCTTCACCAGCTGGAGCGATTTCCTTCTCTGGTTTCATAGCCATTTCCTCTTCCTTTTCTTCGTCATCGTGTCCTTCCATTTTTTCTTCTTCGTCAGAAGACATAGACTCGATGTGCTTTTGAATCATTTCGATAGCAGACTTTAGTTCTTGTACGCCAGCGAACTTATCTTCAAAAGATGTCATAGCCTCAAGTAGAACAGCGTTCTCTTCCTCAAGACCTTGGATTTTTGCTTCGTACTTAGAAACCATAGACTCAAATTGAGCCTCTAGTTTACCAAGTTCTTTAGCGAAAGTAAAATCAGTCATTTTATTTTCTTTATTTACGGGTTTAATATCAGCTTGAATTTCGATAGAGAAGCCATTAACCTCTCCTTCTTTAATCGCACTAAATAATTCATCAGACTCAATCTTAGCCTTAACGAATACTGTTCCGTTTGGCAAGTCATATCCGTAGTCCTTAGACTTGTCGTTATCTGACTCCTTCATCCAAACTTCAAGCATCACCACATCTTGAGTATCGTACTCGTGGTGAATACCAAATTGGTTAAACAAACCTTTTTTAGAATAATTGTACATAATATCACGGATTGTCTCTTCCGTAAAGCGTACATAGTAGTAGCCGTTTTCTGGCGAGAAGCGGAGAATTTCTTTATTTGGGATCATGATTGGCCCAACCACTTCTTTCTTTTCATCGTTTGCAAACATCTCAACCTTCTTTACCTCATTGAAGTAAATAAAGTTTTCTTCGATTGCTGGTTTGTCTACGAGAGAAATCTTGTACATACCCTGTTCAAAATCCTCTAGTGTAATATCGTATAAAGGTAAATCCTTATTCATTTTTAACTTTTGCTTTTTATGTAAGCTTCAATTAAAAGCAGCTGCTTTTTTATTTCTTCCATATCAGCTCTCAAGTCTGTATGTCTTTTTTCAAAACCAACCTTAACTTCGTTGATGCTAAAAAATGCAAATCTGTATAATACATACAGGCTGCCTATTAATAGCACAAGTGTTATTCCATACTCGCCAACAAGCTTTAAAGTCTCTTCCATTATTTTTTAGACTTGACATTTCGATTACCCCATGGAGCATCAGAAACCTCTACTTCTGCTTTAACAGTTCCTTTTCTAATTGCTTCAGCTTTTCTAATTGCCCAATTAACTCCGCTTGTTCCTCCCCAACCCAGCCAAGCAACGTAGCCTCTATCTTTCCAAGGAGTGTTTTTGTACTTCGGATCAATCGCAGCATTTTTTTTGTGACGGTTAAAAGCAGCCATCCTGGCAATTGTTTCATAACTTAGTTTTCTTTTATTAGCTAATTGATTGGCTCTAGCCCAGCCAACAGAAGTCATTCCTTTTACTTCTTTGCCGTACTTCTTTTTCCACTCAAGAACTTTCTTGGCGTTGTTAGATGCAGATTGTGGGTAGTCGTTATATGTAGCCATCAAATTAATTTACAATTATTCTATTAAACCTTTTACAGACAGATATGCATTATCATTGTAAACCTGTCCTTTAGCTTCTTTAATTAAAACTTTCTGATTATTTATGTAAGCTAATATCCCCTTGCTAAACATAAATGCAGAGTTTGTTAGTTCGTTTACAGAAACAACCATGTCAAATTCAATAGAAGGATACTGCTTTGTTTTTAATTGTTCTGTAGATACAATTAAATCATAGTAGTCAGTAGTCAGCTCGTCTTCATCTTCTGCAAGCAAATCCCAACCTGCTGTGTTTTTGTTAAACAACCTTCCGTTAAATACATGAGGATCAAGCTCTTCAGAAGTGTTGTAATCAAACATATTCGTGTAAAGCCTTTGAGTCTCTGTAGTTAAATTATTTATGATAGTATCATTTACTATATAAGGAACTTTTATTGCTGTAGAATATAATGGGTTGTCTATATAAGCAAACCTTACAGAAAACTCATTGTACGGTGTGAATATATTTTTGGTGTAACCTACTTGGTATTCATTTAAATAACCCTTGACTACATTTTCATTAGTTAAAGAATTGTCTTCACCGCACAAAGTTCTATAGTAAACAGCGGAGTCTAGCTTTAATTCAAAATCACTAATTCCATTTGGATTGATTTCTTGTGTAGTAGATCCTCTAGTAGCCTCTTTATATCTAACAGCATCATAGAACAAATCATTGCCTTCATTTGTTATAATTAAATTTTTAATTATCTCTATAGGCCTTGATACAGTTATAGAATTTAAGTCATCTATTTTGCCATCAATGTTGATGCTAGATGTTCTTAAAATATGTAATGGGTCTATCCTAAGAATATGGTGAGAACCATCGTATTCATAAAACACTCCACAGCCAAATCTCTTCGTAATAATGTCTATAAATTGTGGTACTTTAATGTCGCAAGTATTATTTATAGAATCTTTTATATTGTATCTATCGTCTGGGTAGTACGGAGAAAAGTCTCTATAGGCAAAAAACTTTATGTCAAGGTCATCGTAGTTGGAAATCTTGGTGATTGCTTTTCTAATTTTAAGTGCGCCAAAATTTGAGCT